AGAAATAGAGTTTGGATGCGGATTGACATTTTATCAAAATGATATATTAATTACCTTTGGTTTTCAGGATAATGCAGCATATATTTTAAGAATTCCTGAACATATGATTGAAGAAGTTTTAGGATTCACAAAAAATAAATTTGATTGGGGAAAAATAAATGAAAATTCGTGGTTAAAGGGTATTTTGAATGAACAATCATTTGTGAGAAATGGTTTTCAAAGATATTTTTCTGTTGAAAAAAATGATGTAGTAGTTGATATAGGTGCAGATGTAGGTTCATTTTCATATTTAATTTCGAATAAAAATCCAAAAAAAGTTTTTTCTGTTGAAGAAAATAAAGATTTTTTTCCTACATTATTTAAAAATACAAGAAAAAATTCAAAAATAATATGTTCCAACAAAAAAATAGATAATTCTATTTTAAAATACTTTTTTGAATCATATAAATTAGATAAAATTAATTTTTTAAAAATAAATTGTAACGGAAAAGAATATGATATTTTTAATGATGATAATTTAAAATGGATTAAATCAAATGTTGAAAAAATTACAGGTATATGGAATTTAAGTAATAAAGAATTAAAGAATAAATTTATACATTTTAGAGATACTTATTTAAAGGAATTTCCTGATTTTAATGTTACTTCTATAGATGGTGTAGATATAAAATGGGATTTATATAATGATCATTTTATGAATTATTATGGAGAAGTAATGATTCATATTGATAATAGACCTAGAGAAGTAAAAGAACCTAAAATACAATTATTATTAAGAAATTTTGATGCTCCTAAACAAGATCTTAATGCAAAATGGAAAAGTTCTAAATGGCCTACATTAGAAATAACTACGAATATACCTGAAAAGGGCTGTCCTATAAATTGTGTATTTTGTCCACAAAAAGTATTACAAAATGCATATAAAGGAGAAAGAATGTTATCATTAGATGGTTTTAAAAAAATTATTGATAAAGTTCCAAAGGATGTTACTATAATTTTTTCAGGATTTTCTGAACCCTGGGTAAATAAATTTACTACTGATATGGTTTTATACGCTAAAGAAAAAGGACATTCAGTAGCTATATTTACAACAGGTATAGGAATGACTAAAACTGATGTAGATAAATTAAAGGATATAAGATATTCTTTAGGCGCTCCTAATCCTTTAATTGGAACAAATGGATTGCCTATGCAAAACGGTGGATTTATATTACATCTCCCAGATAACGAGGGTTACTCTAAGCATTCTATTACTAAAAGATATATAGAACTATTAAAGTATATTAAATCAATCAAGGATGATATAGTAGGATTTAAAGTTATTTGTATGGGATCTGTTCATGATAAAGTTAAAGATATATTTCCAACTGCAGAAAGCATTACGTTGTGGTCAAGAGCAAATAATTTAGTTAAAGAAGAAAAGTTAAAGCCAGAACTTAAAAAATTATCAAGTAACTATAATAAAATATATCAAGGTGAATCTCCTATAACATGTAGTTGTGATGAAGAATTATATCATAATGTATTATTACCAAATGGTGATGTAGTATTATGTTGTATGGATTACAACTTAGATCATGTTCTCGGTAATTTATATACTCAAGAATATAATGATATATTACCGATTTTAAAGACACCTTTTGAATTATGTAGATATTGTGAAAATGGTATACCAGTTAATTTAAAATTATGATTGCAGAATTAAATAAAGCTTTATATAATTATTTAATGGATCCAAAAAATCCATTATATAATTTTACATTAGGAAAAATTTATGAAGATATAGGACATACTGCTGCAGCAGCTTCCTTTTATATAAGATGTGGTGAATTTTCAACAGAAAATGAAAATAATCTTCTTTTAGCATATGAAGCTCTTTTAAGATTGGCTCTTTGTTTTGAACGTCAAGGATCTAGAGTTTTTACAACAAAAGGAGTTTTATTAAGAGCTATTTCTTTAATGCCAAAACGACCTGAAGCTTATTATTTATTATCAAGAATGTATGAAATAAATAGAGATTGGCAAGAAGGCTATACGTTTGCATTATTAGGCGAAAAATTAGAAGAACCAGAAGAAGAATTATTAACAAATGTTAATTATCCAGGAAAGTATGCATTAGTATTTGAACGAGCTGTAACTGCTTGGTGGATAGGATTATGGGATGAATCTTTATATTTATTTAGAGAATTAAAGAAAAATCCTAAAATGGAACATGCACATAAAGTTATTACTCAAAATAATTTAAATAATCTTGGAGGCACAGTATGGAAAAATCCTATAACATATTTTAATTATTATCACGAACATTTAAAATATAAGTTTCCTGAATCTATAAATATAGAAAAAAATTATTCACAATGTTATCAGGATATGTTTGTTTTGACTATGTTAAATGGAAAAAGAAGAGGAAAATTTTTAGAAATAGGATGTGGCGATCCATTTTATGGAAATAATACAGCGTTATTGGAAAAAAATTATGAATGGACAGGTATTTCTATTGATATGGATCAAAATAGTATAAATAATTTTATTAATAATAGAGTTAGTAAAGCTATTTGTGCAGACGCAACAAAAATAAATTATGAAGAAATCTTAGATAAAGGAGATTATGATTATTTACAATTAGATTGTGATCCTGCCATGACAACATATAATACTTTATTAAAAATACCCTTTGATTCTCATAGATTTGCAGTAATTACATTTGAACATGATCATTATGTAGATGAAACGACAAATATAAGAGATAAATCTAGAAAGTATTTGAAATCTTTAGGATATGAACTTGTAGTAAATAATATAGCTCCTGATAATCATAATTCTTATGAAGATTGGTGGATTCATCCGGATTTAGTAGATAAATCTATAGTGCAAAAAATGAAACACCTTTCTGCTAAACCTAAGAGAGCTGATCGATACATGTTCGGAAAGATATAAAAATCATCAAGTTTTTTGGTATATAAAATCTTTATTACTTTTTTATTGGATATATAAAATAAATAAAAGTAATAAAGTATGGCAGATTGTCCTGAAAATAATGAATCTTTAAAGGGTTCTGATCCTACTCAACTTACGCCGAATAGTCCTATAATCAATGAAGATACCGACGATGATGTTGGTGGAATAGTTGGAGCTACTAGTGGAGCTTATTTTGATGTAAATAAAATGGTTTCTGCTACTCAAAATTATTTAGCTATTAATAAGGTAGTTAATGAGATGTTTGGATATGAAGTTAAATGGTTTAGAGCAGTTCCTCAACAGCGTTCAAAGGATGTTATTTTTCAAGAATATACATTATATAATGTAGAAGAGTGCCCATATGATATTAAGGTTGTTCTTCCAGACGGTAATATGCCTGATAGCAAATATAATTATGATCTTATGGGTCTTGAATATGAAATTCCTTTAGAAATTCATATTGATAAGAAATATTGGGAATCCATTGTTGGATTTGGCACAGGCCCTCAAAAAAGAGATATAATTTATTTTTCTATGCCAAATAAATTATATGAAGTTGAATCTGCCTTTTTATACAGAGGATTCATGGAACAAGAAACAACATGGAAAATAAATCTTACTAAATATCAACCAAGATCTTCAAGAAGAGAAAAAGATGCGCTTGAAAATACTATTGATAGTTATACTACAGGAGTAGATGAAATCTTCGGAGAAGCTATAGACGATGAAATCAAAAAAGCTGTAGATGATACTCAATTTAGTCCATTAAACGCAACTTCTGAAGATAAATATAAATCATTTGACGTGTCACTAAATACAATTACAAATTCAATATTAATGTATGGAACTGTAGTAGCAGAATCATATTATGATTTACAGACATCAAGTTCATATGATGCTATTACATATAATGGTTCAGATATTATTGGTTCTACAATGGATAGAGCTATAAGTGCTTGGATTATGCCAAGAACTATACAGGGTGTTAATAAAGAATATAATGTATCTAGCATATCATCTATAGTAGGAACATTAAATCCATCAGATATGTATTCTTATGATGCTTCATTATATAGTAATGCAAATTATACTATAGATTTGAATGCCAATACACCTATATTACTTTCAACTATTCATATAGATGATTATGTTGTAATATATCGTCCAGGTGCTCTGAATTTATATGCAAAGGTAGTTGCTATAAGCACAAATCCATTACAATTTCATTGTAATATAAATTCGTTTGTTCTTGAAGATCTTGCATCAATAGATTCATCTACATGGTATACACGTTCAGGATATAAATTAATGTTAAAAGAACCTATATCTGTAATAGACGGTGTTAACGATTTTAATGAACATATATTATCTGTTAATATTCATGCAAATCAATATATTGCAATTAATTATGGACATACATATTCAGATGAAGATGCATATGTAATAAGATTAGATGATAAACTAGAAGATGATAAATGGTATGGATTAGTAGTTAATATAGGTAATTCATGGACTCAATATAATGTTAATGTTTGGGAAAAACATGATACAGATAAAAATGCGAAATTAAAAAACGTATTTACAGAAACTCTTAGATTATATCCAGAAGATATGGCTATAGATAATTATACTGTAAATAAATCTCCTGCATATTTAACTAATTTACGATTATTTAATGAGACTATAGAATATGAAAAACAGCCTAATGAATTATTATCATATTTCTCACAAGACGGTGATAAGATAATTTTAAGTGATAATGGAGATGCTATGTTAAGATTACCATATATATCAAAACATCGTTAAATTATTAGATACAAATATATAATAAATATGTTGTTAATGATTTAAATAAAAAAACATGAGAGCAAGAGAAGAAAGAAAAGAATTGGAGAAAATGTTAGATAGTTCTCCAAAAAACATCGATAGTAATGTTCCTAATGATGCAGAAAAAATACCAGGCTTACAAGCCGAACCTGTTACAGATGTAAATTTTATAGAATTAAGAGAAAAGTGCGAAGAAGAAGCAGAAGTAATGTTAAATAATGCTATAAAATTTATTATTCCGTTAGATATGATAGAAGAAAGTGAATATCTTCAAAATAAGTTAAAAGTCGATATTATATCATTAGCAGGAATGGTTTATCAACTTAGAACCAATGAAGTTATGCAAAAAGCACTTATAGATCAAGTTAATTCAGGAATGAGTAGTGCAAGAATGTTTGAAGTATTTTCTACAATGTCTAAAACAATAGGAGAACTTAATAAACAACTTATTCAAACAGTTGAAGCTATTAAAGAAACATATAAAAAATATAAAGAAGATGTTATTGAAAAAAGAACTGAAGCTCTTGGACCTAAATCTGGACAAAGTGGAATGTTAACAACTAGCACCGGTGATGTTGTCACAAGAGGAACTAAAGAAGTTATTGATAATATTAAAAAAATGAAATATCCGCCAAAAGAACATCATGATGATGTAGATGATGTGGATATTGTTTTAGATGATGATACAGAAAAATAAAATGATTTATGGGAACTGCGGTTGTATGGAATAGTGAATTAGTTAATCAAACACTTGAAAAATTAAGAATGGGTTTGCAGACTAATCTTTCATGTTTTCATCAAAGTGATATAGAATTAAAAGCTGCTAATATTTTATATAAATTGACTTCTGCAGAAATGCAAGAGTTTCAAAAGTGTTCTCAAGATATTATTTATTTTGTTGAAAGATATTGTAGATTTGTAACTGATACTGGAAGAAGAACTGTTAAATTAAGAGATTATCAAATTAATATTTTAAGATCTTTAGCAAAAGAAGAATGGAATGAAAAAATAAATGATTTAGTTCCTTCTATTCGTAATCTTATTATGATGCAATCTCGACAGTCAGGAAAAACTACAACCATAGCGGCTTATTTTGCATGGTATCTTTGTTTTCATAATGATAGAAATCTTGCTATTCTTGCCAACAAACAGGCAACAGCCTTTGAAATAGTTAATAAAGTTACTGATGTTTTTAAGGGATTACCCTTTTTTCTAAAACCTGGAATTATTAATGTTGCTGCAGGTGGAATGAGATTAGATAATGGATGTTTTCTTACATCTCAGGCTACAACCAAAACTGCTCAAATTGGTTTTACAATTCATGTATTGTATGCTGATGAATTTGCTCATATTCAGCCTTTTATTGCAGGAGACTTTTGGCGTTCTGTTTATCCTACGTTAGCATCATCCGATATTTCACAGTGCATAATATCATCTACACCAAATGGAGATGATAACGTATTTTATGATATCTGGGATAAATCACAAAAAGGACAAAATTCATTTTTACCTATAAGAGTTGACTGGTGGGAAGTTCCAGGACATGATGATGCATGGAAAGAAAAAATGATTGCGGATTTTGGAGAGGAAAACTTTGCTCAGGAATTTGGATTAGATTTTAATAAAACCAGTGCTAATCTTTTATTAAGTTCTAACGATCTTCTTTTTATGAAAAGAATTGAATGTCAATATGAATATCAAGATTTAGAAAAAACTGAACTCGATGATCTTTTATATAGAAATCTAAAGTGGCATCCAAGATTTGATCCTAATCAAAACTTTAATTCAAAGGTTCATAGATTTGTATTAAGTGTAGATACAGGAGAAGGAAAAGATGAAGATGAAAAGAAAGATAATGATTATAATGTATGTAATGTTTTTCAAGTTTTTCCAAAAAGTATAGTTCAATTAAGAAAACTTAGAAAAGATGAAATGACCATTAGAAATATGTTTAAAATGGTTCAAGTAGGTTTATATAGAGATAATGTTAAGGATGAAGAGGTATGTGCACAAGTTACAAAAGCTATTGCATTTGATCAATTTGGAGCAAATTTATGTAAAACTGTCATAGAAATGAATTTCAATGGAAAACATTTTTTAGATAAGTTTTCTCAACACGATGAGTATGATGATTATACCGTTTTACATACAAGACATACCAAACCTATTCCTGGAGAAAAAATACCTAGAAAAAAGGCAGGATTTAAAGTCACATATGCAAATAAAGATTTTTTCTGTAAAATGGGAAAAAAATTAGTTCATAAGAGAATATTGATTTTAAATGAAGAAGAAACAATTAAAGAGTTTAAAGCTTTTGGAAAAGATAGAAGAGGAAGATGGAGAGGTATAGGTGCTCATGATGATATTGCAATGAGCACCATAAATATTAGTCATTTATACGATGAACAAGAATACGAAGATTGGCTATATGATTTTTTAGACGAAATGGAAGATACACCTATAAAAAGATTAATAAACGAATTATTAGAAAAATATGAAGAAGTTTCAGATTTTGATGATGATATGTTTAAAACATTATTTTCTGCTGAAGAAGAAAAACCCCCTCATAATCTTAATAATATTAATAATATTATTAATAATCCTAAACCCAGATATATTCCAGGATATACATTTAATAGAAGAATATAACGCAACTTCTAAAATATAATTGTTAATTTAAGCATTTCTTTTCTGAATATATAATAAAAATAAGATTTATCTTACGAATAAATAATATAGAAGAATTAAAATAATAAATTAATATGGCTAAAATTGCATTAGATTTATCACAATTTAAATCAGCTGGTGTTTATACTGTTGAAATTGATCAAAGTGAAAGAGTGATTGTAACTACACAATCATTAAGATTAGTTCCAGGTTTTTCTGCAAAAGGACCATATAATACGCCGGTGTTTATTAGATCAACTAGAGATCTTCAAAAGTTTTATGGTGATATTGATCGTAAATTAGAAAGAAAGGGTTCATTTTTTCATCGTTCTATAAATACATGTTTACTTACAGCTCCTGTATTTGCTCTTAATTTGATAAAGGTGGATGATGATCCCGAATCTGCTACAGTAGATAAAGTAGACTTGATAGGATTAGCGTTAAATGCATCAACATGTGAAGATGTAACACTTTATACAACACCTCACGAAGATTTATATGTAAACTTTTTTGATAGAACAAGATTTTGGACTCCAGATCCAGATTATTTACAAGGAGTAATAGCAAATAAATATGGAACAACAACTCTTAATGCTCCATTACTTCAGTTTGTAAATATTGGTTCTAAAAACGCATCAGTTATTGTTAGAAAAGCACAAAACTTAACACAATATGGCGTTTACGCCAAAGATTGGTATGGTTCAGCAACTAATATTCCTTTTGAATGGATTAGACCATATGATTATATAAAAGATTATTTTATTCAGGTTATTGTTATTGAAGGTGATTGGACTGATTACGCTTCATTGTCTATTGATCCTTATTATTCAACTTATTTTAATTCTAATGGTATTATTCCAGCACAAGTTCAAAACTTTACAAATTCAGCCAATGTTAATTTAATAGGTTCTTGGATAGGATGTATAATTCCTGATTTTAAAGATCAAACAGGTTCAGAACAATATATTGAGACTATTGTTAATGCAGCTACATCATTGACAGGTATATTATTAAATATTAACCATGATGCACTAGATCAATTAAATTGGAAC